CCGCTCCAGAAGGGCGGGAAAGCCCGCTACGTCACGCTAGGTGCTTATCCCTCTCTTACCCTGGCCGACGCCCGCAGGAAGGCGGGGGAGCTGCAGGGCAAGCCGCTTGACCACACGGTTGCCTACGCGGTTGAGCAGTACCTCAAGTCTCTCCAGTATGCCCGCCCTGAGGAAGTAAAGCGGCGCCTCGAAAAGGACATCGTGCCCGAGATCGGGGCAAAAAAACTGTCCCAGATCACGGCCGGCGACATTTCCTCTGCCCTGCAGAAGATCGTAGATCGAGGCTCGCCCGTTTCAGCCAACCGCACCTTGGCCGACGTGCGCCACGTATTCGACTTCGCCTACGGGAAGGGCTGGATCAACTCGGACCCATCCCTCCGGATTACGCGGAAAGTAATCGGCGGGCGCGAGAAGAGCCGGGATACCGTCCTCACCGATACGCAGCTCTATCGGCTCATCCAAGCCCTCAAGACGGACCGGTTCGCCCTCAAGACGCGGGTGGCGCTTGCTCTCATCCTCGCTACCGGCCAGCGGCCCTCTGAGGTACTCGGAATCGACCCTAAAGAGGTCAAAGGCGAGTGGTGGACCATCCCCGCGGAGCGCACGAAAAACGGACGCGCCCAAAAGGTCTACCTGACCCACCTCGCCCGCTGGCTCCTAAAGGCCGTGAAACACAAATTGGGCGGGGATCATCGGGCACTAGCTCGCGCCATGAGCCGGTTCGGCGGCGAATATACCCCCCATGACCTTCGCCGGACCATGAGCACGAAGATGGCTGACATCGGCGTCCCGCCTCACGTCATTGAGAAGTGCCTCAATCATCAGATGACCGGCGTCATGGCCGTCTACAATCGAGCCGAGTACCTTGCCGAGCGCAAGGCGGCGTGGAAACAGTGGGCTCGCTATCTTTTCGCAGTGAAGGAGGAATAAAACAATGGCCAAAATGTCGGCCGCAGAAAACCTGCTGGTCTCACTCCACGGCCAGAAATTTTCCACGGTACTTGCCGATCCGCCCTGGCAGTTCATGAACCGCACGGGAAAGATGGCGCCGGAGCATCGCCGCCTCAATCGCTACGGCACGATGAAGCTGGAGGAGATCAAGGCGCTTCCCGTGCTCCCGCTTCTCAATGACACGGCGCATTGCTACCTGTGGGTCCCCAACGCCCTTTTGCCCGAAGGTCTCGAAACGCTCAAGGCATGGGGCTTCGAGTACAAGAGCAATATCATCTGGCACAAGATTCGGAAGGACGGGGGACCGGACGGCCGCGGGGTCGGCTTCTACTTCAGGAACGTCACCGAGATTGTTCTCTTTGGCGTTCGCGGCATCAACGCGCGGACCCTCGCCCCGGGCCGGCGCCAGGTGAACATCATCAAGTCCATGAAGCGGGAGCACAGCCGAAAGCCTGACGAGCTGTATCCGATCATCGAGGGCTGCAGCAGCGGGCCGTATCTGGAACTATTCGCCCGCGGTCCGCGCAAGGGATGGGCGGTCTGGGGCAATCAGTCACAGGACTATTACCCCGACTGGAACACGTACGGCAACCATTCCCAAGCCCACCGAAAACTCAAACTGGTGAAGGCCTAGTCATCGTCCTCTGCTTTCACCAAAGCTGAGGGCGGTACGGCCTTCTTCCCTCGCTTCTTCTTTTCTTTCGGTGGAAGGATTGTGTCCTCGTCCACATACAGATTCTTGGTGATTCCAAGAACGAGCAAGGGACATCCACCGCCGCTACCTCCTTCAATTCGCGGGACCAACTTCTCCATGTGCGTCGTGGAGTTGCCAAAGCTCTTCCCGCGCTTCAGCTTTACAAAGATGTCCTGAAGGTGCGTGGCGCGAGTGATGATTACTCCCACGCTTACCACATCGAGTTGATGCAACAGCCGGAAGTTATTCAGGTCCCGGTCGTAAAACGGGTCCTTGTTGTTCCACTCGATTTCGAGCGCGATTCGGTTCTTGAAGCAGTCAACGCTGTGCGTCGGTGACGGACTCTCCACCTTATCGACGGTGATTTTGGTGTCGAACATCTTCTCGACCCATTCGTGCTTCAGCAGCTCGCCGTCAATCCAGCGGGAGACATGGGATTTTGAGCCGCCCTTGACCGTGATGTAGTTGCGATACAGCCGGAAGCGGGTGAGCACATCCACCATTTGCTCCCACTCTTTCGGAAAGTCCTGCGCCATGATCGCGCAGGCGTGTCCCCACTCATAGCATTCGTAGTTCTCGCGAATGAATAGCGGCAACAGGTCAAGCGACATCTACGCCCCCCTTATTTGCCGCGAATGTATCAGATAGCGTTCCCCATTTCCTAGCGCTACCAGTGGGCCTATACTGGTCTCGCCCAGGGCATCAACCTGAGGCAGCCGCGACTGCCTCCCTAAACGGGAGACAGCGCGATGGAAACACTGATGTCGATGAAAGAAGTCTGTAAGGCAACTTCACTCTCGCGGGCTTCGATTTACCGCAAGGTGGACGAAGGGAAGTTCCCGAAACCGATTGAGCTAGATACTCCGCGTAAGCTCAACAGTAAGGGGCAACCGACCGGACGCATTGCGTTTGTCAGGTCCAAGATTGAGAAGTGGATCATTGATCGCATCACGTAAACATCCCTACGGGGAGCGTTTCGAGGCCGGCTAACCACCGGCCTTTTTTCTATGACCCGCTACGTCATCATTTCTTTGGTCGTGCTCGTCGCGCTGGTAGTAGGGACTGCGCTTCAGTACACACCAAAGAAAGAAGAACCCCGCCCCACTATTCCCGCCAAAGAAGCGCGGGAACCAGGCGACTGTACTTACTCACGTCCCTGTACCTTAACCGTAAGACAAGACGGTTCAACCGATACGATTCCGGTGAAGCCCGGCTATCGCGTGTGCTTTGACCCACCAGTAGGCGCGAATCTTGAAGGATTCGGTTATCGAATCACGAGTGACGGGCGCGAGTACGTCTTTAATTGCACTCCTGACGAACTCGGCCAACAGAAATGCAAGCTCCCGCCGCCTGACAGTTTCCGGTTCGTACCGAAGCCAGGTGTCACTCCACCACGGTACTGGTTCACCAACGACCCAGGCATCTTCTGCTGATGGCTCGATACATATTCATCGCGCTTGCAGTTTTTGTCGCCGTGGTCATTGCAACGGCTCTTCAATATCAACCGAAAGAATCGCGACAGAGCACGACCCACGTACAACCAGTCATCGAACAGCGACCTGTACATGACTGCACCTCTTCGCGTCCCTGCACCCTACAAGTTACCAACGGCACTACAGACCTTGTACGCATCCCTGACGGGAAAACTGTTTGCTTCGACCCACATTTCTGGGACAACCTTCCCCGGCTCGGCTATCACTACTCTTACCGTGGAAGACCTGAAGTTCGTTATACCTGCACCAGGAATGAAGCGGCGGCTGGCAAGTGCGCTCAAATTTACGCAGACACGTTTCGATTCGCTCCCGACCCAGGTATCACCCCACCCGCCTACTGGTTCGCGCCTATCGGCACGCCGCAGTGCTGACCTCACATACCACTCTCCACTCTAGTATGTGACCCCTGTACGGTACTGAACCACTGTACATAGCGCCTATCGGCTCACTATCCCGCACCAGTCGCGCCCGCTAGCGCGTTCGACTGCGTGTGCTGTGCACTCCTCCTATTCAGTCGTCGGCCAAGCCTTTGCGCTAGCGCTTAAAGGACAGCCCCCGCAGTCGAACGCTTTGCGTCAGACGACTGGTGCGGGACTGTTACCGACCAGGCGCGTCTATCGACCGACGCCTGCTGTACCCCTCAAGTAATCCTGATTGCGCGGCGATCAGAAACTCACTTTGACTGTTACTAACTGCACGACAGAGGGGCACTGTCGCGCTAGTATTTATGTGGACTTGTTCCTTGTTTGGGCTGGCGGAAGCTCCCTTGCAAGGCGCGAGTTCTCTTCCCCCAGCCCAGCTACATGAATTACCTCTGCGTCGGGACAAACAAAAGACCGTTACTTGAACGGATCAAAAGGCACATTCCCGAACCTTTCTTACTCATTGATGACGGCACGATTATCGACTCACTTGATTTACCGAAGCGCAGAAAAGATAAATCCGCATTTCCAAAGGTGACGCGCTTCGATCCTGAAAGACATCATTTCAATCCTCTCAAGGACATTGATTATTTCCGCGAGCGCGAACTCGTCTCTGTCCTAGACAGCATCTCTCCGCGAGGCGACGGCACTCTTACCAAGGACACTGGATTAACCCTCGTCCTTCGAAATCTTCGCCAGTACAAACCAAAGTATCTAAAGCACCTTGTCCCGCGACCAGACGGGCGAGCCACCACCGGCCACGTTTGGGCATACGACAAAGTTGACGAGATTCTCCTGTCGCCTGTCCTTGAGAGTGTCTTCTCGAAAGCCCGCAACTTTCCCATCAACGGCATCCTAATTGCCCGCCTAGATCCCGCCGTACTCGGAGAATACGACTGCCGAGTTCTCGGCAATTTCCTTATTTCGCAGTATCCGGGTACGGTGGTCCTCACCGACTTCCCGCTCTACGCCGGAAAACACCATCTGCGCCTCATTCGGCAGCACCGGCTTTTCGCAGGAATCAATACTTTTGACGAGGTGCCACAGTTCAAACAACAATTGCTCCTCATAGACGAAAAGAAGGCGAGTCACTGCACGCCGGATGATGCAGAGACCCTATTCAAGTTCACCGGATTTCCAAAGGACAGTACCGAGCACAGAGACTTCATGACGGACGCACTTCAATAGGGGGGGGGAAGATGGGCGTACTGTTCCTGGGAATCCTCGCCGCAATGGGAGCGGTGGCGTGGATTTGGTTCTCGTACAACGACTACGACAAGACGCAGCCCCCGCCGAAGTCACACCTCTACGGCGTGCTGTTTCAAGTCTTCCTCCTCTTCGTCGTTCTCTCTGCCGCCTCCCACTACCTGCTTAACACTACTCCGGGCTGGAGCGCCCTCATTCTTCTTGTGGGCGCTGGAGTCACCGGATTCGCGGCGATTCAAGTTTCACAGCAGGAAGAACCGAAGAAGGCGGAACCACTGCCGACCGTCGAGGCCACTCCCAGAGAAAAACTCAACAACCTTTGGCGGACAAAAACGCGTTTTGAGCACGCGCATATTCTCGGAGCAACAGGCGCCGGAAAGACTGAGCTGCTGAAATACCTCGCGAACCAAGATATTGAGACAAACGCGGCCGTCATTGTCATGGCCCCAAAGGGGAACCTCGTTCCTCACCTCGCCAAGTTAAGTGCGATAGATGCCGACCGACTGATACTTGTGGAACCGAGCGAACAGCACCCCGTTGCGCTCAACATCTTTGATTTAGGTGGAGACGCGAATCAGACCGTGTCTCTTCTAAACTTTGTCTTTGCCTCGACCGAAACGACCGACAAGCAAGCCACCCTGCTCAACTACTGCATCCGCCTTCTTCTCAAGGTTCCGAATGCCACGTTGAAGACGCTTCGTGACCTCCTTCACGAACACAAGCTTCCCTCCCACTACCTGCCATACGTGGCTCAGCTCTCTGAAAGCGGGCAAACCTTCTTCAAAGAAGGCTTTGGTATGGAGGGAACGGACGGGTACGCCGCGACCAAGAAGCAGCTTTTCTGGCGCATTGATTCTCTGCTTGAGAATCCCATCATTGAGAAGATGTTATGCGCCCCGTCCACTCTCGTGAGTGTTTCGGACGTGATGGCTGCCGGTAAAGTCCTCCTCATTGACACCTCGATACGTCACCTCGGCAATGAAGGTTCTTCTTTCTTCGGACGTTTCTTTATCGCCCTTATTCAGCTCGCCACTCAAAAGCGTGATACCAGTCGCCACCTCCGCTCTGTCTATGTCTATATAGATGAACTGAGCCATTACTTAGAAGGTACGACCGGCCACTTAGAACAACTCCTAGACCGAGCGCGAGAGGCGAAAGTAGGTTTAACCCTCGCGCATCAGCAACTCCGGCAGCTCTCGGATATCTCCCCGAAACTAGAAGCCTCAGTACACAACACCGCTATCAAGTTGTGTGGGCGAGTGAATGACCACGACTCGAAGCGGATGGGGGCAGAGATGGGACTAGACCCGCCCATACTCAAAAATCTTCCTGCGCTCGACTTTTACGCATCTGGGCGTGACTCTCGATTCCTCTTTCACGTCGTCCCAGGATTTCTTGACGAACTTCCACAGAGAACCGAACGCGAGATGAAGCAGCTCATGGCGCGTAACAGCGAACGTGTTGCGTCACCGCGTCTCACGCTCGTGAAAATTGCGGCTGAACCCGAAGCGAAGTACACAGATGATCCGGGGACAAAAGCATGGTGAGAGTGCTAGCGTATGTGTATGTCTGCGACACGCGACACACTCGACCGCCGCATCCGTCATGCACCACCTCAACCTGGTGAGCGGTACCGGCTGGTAGAAGACCTGGACATCCCCGCGCTTGCGGCGCTTGGCCGGCATCGCGTTCTCTCTACTCCGCTTCTTTCCCACTTCACTGGACGGGATCACTACAACACCGATCAGCGCCGGTTTAAGCAGCTCTACAACGGCTATTGTGCCGACCCTGACTGCACTCCTGACAATCCCAAAGAACACGAGCATGACCTAATCAGCCACCTCGCGCGGCTTCACGAGCAGTTCAACCACATCGACTATCTCAAGCACGACCTCGTACACAGCCTCACCCCGTACGCACAGAAGGAGCTGAAGAATCTCGGCATCCCTTGCCTTCCAACCGGGGGATGGTTTGAGCACCAGCTCATGGGAGGCTTCATCGGCGGATCGTTCGAGATCCTGGCGGCCGATCACAACCTTCACTACCTCTCCAATTTCGACTTAGGGGTAGAGAAGCTCACCCTACCCTTAAGAGATGCGACACAAGAGGAACTGAGACATCAGCGCGATACCGGTCAGAGACCTGACATACCCAAGGTGATTCCCGATGCGCTGTTCGCACTTCTCTATTCCAACGGAAAGAAGCGGGTTTTTGCCCGCGAGGATGACCGAGGGACCGAGTCAGTGGAAGGGAAGCAGCTCGAAGCTACTTACATCGGGAAGAAGCTCCTCAACTGGATAGAGGTTCTTCGCGCTCGCCGGTACAAGGACGTGTGGGGCGTCGACGGTCTCATGATTATGGTTCCCGTTGTAGATCCACGCCGCGCAACCGCACTGATGGCGAAACTCAAAGAATATGACGAGCGTTACGCGGGACACTTCATCTTCAAAGACTTCCCTCAATTTGGAAAGCACTGGTACATCCCCAAAGATGTATTGAAGGACGTGTACGAACCGTGGGTAAGTTACCGCGGCCCGTTCGACATCACGAAGCCATAAAGGAAAACCGCCCCGTAGGGCGGTGTGACTACTCGCGGTTCTCGCCCTGCGTGTAGTCGATGTAGTTCTCGGCGCGTTCGGCGACCTTGGCGAGGTTCAGCAAGTCGGCGTGGCCGAAGCTGTCCCCGTCTTTCCACTTGTCGTCCTTGTCCTTGTACGAGCGGACGAACTGGACGTTGAAGTGCTCGCCGTTTCTCCACACGGTCGCTTTCACGCCTCCGATGCGGAAGGTCGCAGCGGGCTTGTTCCCGTTTGCCATGACGTTCTCCTTTGGGTTGTGCAGCTATAAATCACCCTATCGCTTCATGGGGATTTCGCAATGGACAAACGGGGATAACGCGCTAGTCTGAATACGGAGCCAACAACGGTGGAGTGAGGAGCGCGGGGGACTGAGGCTCATGCGGACGGTAGCAATGATCCGTCTATCCTCGCGCCCTTCACTTCACCCAAGGAGGCACCGTGCGTAAGTACATTGACTTCGCAGGCGTAGAGCGGCTGGCCTCCATCGAACAGCTCGTGGAGATGCTTGGCCTTCCGGTCAAGACCGAGAAATCGCAGCTCCGCTGTTCCTGTCCCATTCACGGTGGCGACGAGCGCACCCTGGCCATCACCCCCGGCGTTCGTTCGAGGCGCGGCAGTCTCGGCGTGTTCTTCTGCCAGAAGGCCCAGAGCGGCGGGGATCGCATCGCCCTCGTAGCTCACTGCATGGACATCGGGCAGCAGGACGCGGCCTTCTTCATCGCCGAGCAATTCGGGGAAGACGGTACTAGTGACAGTACGAGTAACAGTCACAGTACTGTTAGCAAAGAGCGGGCCAAGTTCGACCCGGCGGAGTTCTCCAAGAAGCTCCAGTACACCGACGAGGTGAAGGCAACCGGCCTCACGGAAGAGCAGGCCAAGAGCTTCCGAATCGGCTTCTACCGCGGGCACCTGTATTACCCCGTCCACTACCAGAGCGGCGCCCTAGCGGGCTGGAACAAGCTCGCAGACGGCAAGCTCGTGCCGCCTCCCGCCTGGCTGCCCGACAGCTCCAACGTCGTTCCGCTCAAAAAAGCGGGTTGACCGTTCCTCCTGGGCAAGGGGTTACAAGCCCCGCGCCTTTCATCCTCTCCTAATCGGGGAGGATTTTTTTGTGTGCGTCATGGTGACCGCGGCCGCCCATGGTGTCCTGCGCGTCTCATGCTGCCCGTTACGCGAGCGGCAAACTTTCGGGAAACTTTCGGTGCTGGCATCACCAGCATTACCAAGTAACAGCAACACTGTGGGAAAGCTACCGACGTACCGCGGCTACATCGTGGATTACCGTTTGAGGCAGTTCAGGTCCCAACCGGAGATCCCTGGTGTTATCGAGTTCATCAACTTCACTAGCCTGAAGGGGGTTGAACTTCTAGCCGAGATGAATCGTGAGCCAGCAGATTAGCAACTAAGCAAACGAAATATGGCATTAGAAGCACATGCAGTGCGAAGGGTTGAAGTTCGACAGCGGGGCGACCAAAGCGACGAGGACCACTACTCAGTTACTCGCGGCGGGAAGCCAGTTGAGGGCATCAATCCCGAGCGCATTACGCTCGAAGAGGAAGTGATGGAGTGGCGTGACGCAACACACATTCATCACTGGTTCGTCATGAACGTGCAGGGCGGCAAGACCGATGGGAAGCAGTACCTTGTCAGCCAGTGGGATCTACGCAAGCTACTGGAGGTCTGTGAGAAGGTGCTTGATGGTTCGCACCTCGTGAGGGCAAAAGCATTTACGCAGTCGGATATGAACGAGATTCACCGCCGTATGGAATCGCCTGGCGCTCCAGCGATGGTAATCAAGAACGTAGCCGCAGCGCACAAGCTTCTACCCATGCGAAGTGAGTACTGGAACTGGCGCACTTCTTCCGACATCTACGGCGAAGCGTATCTCAAGGACGTGGCTGCGACCCGCGATTGGGCCGAACGCATGTTGATTGACCGCCAGAAAGGTGTCCTCGGGGACATCTACTACTCCGGGAGCTGAGTGCGCGAAAGGACTTGTTGCAGTCGGCTGGACTACTCGAAGCGAGCAGAGAGAAGCGGCATCGAAGCTAGGGAGCCAGCATCAACAGATACCTCTAGCCGCAGGGACTAAGCCCTCGCTTATGCGGGGGCTTTTCCTTTCCAACTTAGGAGACCTATGGACACGAACCGAATCAAGGAAATCGCTCAGGAAATAGAAGGCCTCGAAGAAGAACTCCGGCAGCTCGTGTTGGGCGTGAAGGAGCGGAAGCCGACCGCGTGTTCCGTCTGCAAACAAGAAGGCCACACGGCCCGAAACTGCCCACAGAAGACCTGATGTTGATAACGGTCTGAATGGTCGTTTCCGGTTGCTAGGGTGAATGCAGATGTTCCCTCAACCAACCAGGAGACGACCATGCTCTGTCTTCACCGTGGGGCGCAGGAGATTCCCTTCGCGCAGCTCCGCACCATCGAGCCACCGCCGGCAACGGCAACGCACTTCCCGCTCGCGCATCACCGCCTCGTGGACCACCTCCGTCACTCGCTGACCTTCTACGGCCACGAGATCACGGAGGAGCACCACGCGGTCACCGATGACGGCCTGCGCTACTTCGGGCTCATGACCCTCAAGAGCACGTATGGCGATTACGCCGATTCGGTTGCGCTTCGAAACAGCAACGACAAGGCGTTCCCCATCGGCGTCGGATTCGGCGGTCGCGTGTTCGTCTGCGACAACCTCTCTCTCATCGCCGATCACGTCATCCGCAGGAAGCACACCGCGAAGGCTCTCCGGGACATCGTGGGCCTCATGGCGGAGCTGGTGGAACCGCTTGCGGCCGAGCGTGAGAAGCAGCACCGGGCGTTCGAGCGCTTCAAGGCCAAGATCCTGTCGGTCTCGGAACTCGATCACGCCGTCATGGACCTCTACCGCGCCGATGTCCTCAACATCCAGCGCGTACCGGAAGTCCTGCAGCAGTGGGAGAAGCCGGCGCACGACTGGGGCGGCGAGACTGCCTGGCGCCTCTTCAACGCGGTCACCTACACCCTCGCCGGCCGCGTAGCCGAGAACCCCTCTTCGACCACCAAGCTGCACCAGGTCATCGACGGCATTTGCGAGCGCGTTCACTGAGGCTCACCCCGCTATTGCGGGGTTTTTCTTTGGCTGTGCACAACTCTTTTCATGCGATTTTCAGGTGATAGCGTTTATGTAGAAGCCCTTTGACAGGAGACCATCATGGACCGCCACATCGAACGAGTGGCGCTCCGGTTTCACCAGCGCCTCCTCAAGTACCACCGCATCGGGCTTGCCTTCGACTTAGCTGAAGGTGCCTTCCTCCCGGCGCTCTACCACGCCATGTGCGTCGGTATCGAGACCTACGCCGTCATGTACCACCGCTACCGGCTTCGGAGGCGGGTATGACAGCCAAAGAGCGCGAATTTCTCAAGCAGCTCATCCAGTCCCGCTACTACAGCATCTGCCACCAGTGTTTCCGAGACATTGATTTGCGCCTCGGTCGGCATGTGCTCGACGCCAACGGGAACGTCATCCATCGGCTCTGCCCGCCCATCACCCCGAAGTACACCTGAAAGGAACCCATGAATGCGATATCTGGCCGCATCAGGTTTGTGGTTGCTGCTGTCCGGCTGCGCCATGCAGCTCGAAAGAGCCGACGTGTGCCTTCGCAAAAAGCTGGAAGTAAGCATCCCATTCGGCGGCGGGGAAATAAGACATAAGCCCTGCCATTCACGAGACGTATTCAACCGCCTCTTCAACTAAGGAGGGCACATGAAACGTAGGTACATCCGCGTCAATCCCTTCTATCGCGGTACTCGCATACGGAGGCACCGATGAAACGACTCATCGCAGTCCTGTTTCCGTTCACCATCCTGTGCGCCGCGCTCGTGCCCGCGCTCTCGTTCGCCTCATAGCGAGCCGCCGGCCGTAGAGCGTTATCTACGGCACCAACAGCGTGCGCCCTTGCAACCCTTATCGGGTTGCTCTTTTTGTCCCCACTCGCTGCTTCCCATTTCCATACGAATTGCTAGCTTGGATGGAGAAGTCCATTTCCAAGGAGAATCCGATGACCTCTGACGAAAGGGTGATTCGGAAAGCTCTCCGAATCCTCGACAAAGACATGAAAGCGCGGGACTGCCTCGCGAGTCCTGCGGCGGTGCGCGGGTATCTGCGCCTCAAAATGGCCCAGCTTCAGCACGAAGTGTTCTACTGCGTCTTCCTCGACGCACAGAACCGCGTGATTGAAAGCGAAGAGCTGTTCCGTGGAACTCTCACCCAAACGAGCGTCTATCCACGGGAAGTCGTGAAGGCGGCACTTCGGCACAACGCCGCATCACTCATCCTCGCGCACAACCACCCCTCCGGTGTTGCCGAGCCGAGCTTGCAGGATCAGGCGCTCACCCGCACTTTGGCTGAAGCCTTGGCACTCATTGACGTGAAGGTGCTGGATCACTTCATCGTCGCCGGAGGATCGGCACTCTCGTTCGCGGAGCGCGGACTTATCTGATATGCACCCCGCCTAGTTGCGGGGTTTTTGTTTGCTACGGACCGCCTTTCAGCCACCACTTGATCCCCGCGGCAACTGCAGTGATTCCGGCGGAAAAGGTGGTCAATGCGCCCTTCTCACTTTCCGTGAGTCGTAAAACTACTAGGGTCAATAGTTTGAGGAGCCAACCGGCAATCACGGACAGCGTGAACAGGGCGAACAGTCCAACGCGGATGAACGCAAGAAAGTCTGCCATGTGGGCAACATGCAGCATCAGGATTTGAGTAGATCCCTCCTGCTGGCCAAGCCATTTCTGAAAATCGAGAATTATCGGATAGTCATACCGAAATGGCTCCGTGGTGGCCACTATTGAGGCTACAGATGCGGAGAGAGCGAACGCGAGACCAAACGAGAAAGCGGTTGTTGCGAGGATGACTCCGAAAAAGAGGGCGGTGCTCCTCTTCTTTCCCTCGAACCACGAAATCGGCCACCTAAGCAACTTGTCGGCGAGCCAGAGAGAAACGAAAGCTTGCACAAAGAGCACGCCAAACAGCACAGACCGGAAGCCCTCCATCTCGTAGGAGGGGGCCTCGTCCGCGGAGTAGCGCTCTAGCAGGTGATAGAAATGAGTCCAACCCACTCCCCAAAGACTCTTCGTCCACCAAGCGAGGGTGCCCATGACAACCACGATGGCAAGCAGGCGGCGAATGCTGAATGTGCTGCCAGCAACCCTTTCAAACACACGCAACGAGAACTTCGCTTCAGCTAAGCCCAGTCCTGGCCACTTGAGGTACGACAGGCGAATCCACCAAGATTCCAGTTCGCCTCTAATCCGCTTATTGAGTTCCTTACCGCCAAGGAACTCCACGACGCCAATTGCCACTGTGCAGATACCCAAGGCCGTCACGATTGCGTTTATCCATTGGACCGCCATAACGCTCTCCGCAATACGAACTGGGCAATCTAACAGTCGCTAGACGTTTTGCACAGCATGCCCTTGCGTCTTAACTACGGCGTGTCATGCTGAATTCATACCCATCACACCTTTCACATGCTACTCACCAAGTCTTTCGCAATTACGGATCACGAAGGAGTCAACGCTCTACTTACCCAGTTTCGGCTTGCCCCCGGTGCCCACGTATTTGTAAGCGAGGGCAACATCCTCGTCCCCTACGAGGACGGCGCACCACCAAACAAAGCACAGCAGATCATCACGATCCTTGAGGAGCGCAATAAGGTCGCGGAGGAAATGCGCATCATCGTCCACTCAAACAAAGTCGTTGACCATCTTGTCGCGGATGCGCAAGACCGCGTGAACGTCCTGAGGGCGAAGTACGACGCCGCTACCGCCAACCCCGTGAAGAAAGAGATCGAGAAGGACCTCAAGAACGCGGAGACGGCGCTAGCCGACATTCAGAACCAGAAGCGGATGAACGATCACGAAATTAGCCGCCTTCAGGTGAACATTGACCTGTTCGAGGCGGAGGTAGAGCGAATTAAGGCTGCCTAGCATGCACAGGTACGGCACACAGGTTCGCATCAAGGGCGACGGATTCTACGGAGGGACAATTGGCGTAGTCATGTCGCGATATCAGTCCGGCGATGACCAAGCAACCTATTGGGTTCTGCTTAACCCGGGAACATCCTTCGAGCAACGTTTGACTTGCTCGGCAAGTGAGATTGAGGAAGTCGTGAACGTGCACGTAGGTCCGACCTTCTTCTCTCAGAAGAAGAAATAGCTATGGCAGGAGGACGACCAATCAAAACGGATGCGCTAGTCGTTAAGAAACTGGAGGAGGCTTTTGCCCTCGACTGCAGCATCCCCGAAGCCTGTCTTTACGCGGGAATTTCGAAGCCTACGTACTACGCCCTCCTTCAGCGGCAGCCGGAGTTAGTTGACCGTTTTGACGAGCTACGGGAGACACCGGTCTTGAAGGCGCGAGAGACGGTCGTGAAATACCTCGCCAGCAGTTATGGGAATGCAATGGACTACCTCTCCCGCAAGCGCAAGGGCGAGTTCGCACCACGCCAAGAAGTAACGGCGGCGGATGGTAAGCCGCTATTCGATGATGAAACAAAACAAAAATCAAAGTCCGTCATCGCTCGAATCCTTAGAGGCGATTCTTGATCGCGGCGCCAAGCAGGAAGTCCGATCGCTCTTTGGCTTTGATTCCACCGATACCGACGACGAGGTACTTCTCAAGTTTCGTCTCTGGACGGGCCACTTCTTTCCCCAATACTTCAAGGTAGCCGACGCCCCTTTCCATCAGGACATCGACCGCAACAATCTCCTCATCTATCGCGGCAAACTCAAGACTTTCCTCAACATCGTCTTTCGCGGCGGCGCCAAGACCACCCGCACGAAGCTCTTCGTGGCTTTCGTCATAGCTAACGATTTAGAGCACCTTCGCAAGTACTTCAAGTCACTCACCAAAGATGTAGGGAACGCGAAGCAGATCGTTACCGATGTCTACAACATGCTCATTAGCCCGCGTGTCGCCTACTACTACCCCGAGATCTTCGAGAAGACGGTTGAGAAGCGCGAAGAGACCATGGCCTCGTTCACGACGGCCACAGGTGTCAAGGTCCGGGCGGGGACAGTAGGCATGGACCAGCGCGGGCAAATCCAGGAGGACTCGCGCCCTGACTTTCTCCTGTTTGACGACATCGAGACTCGAAAGACGCTTCGCTCAGCCGTTGAGACTCAAGCCATTTGGGACAACATGGAGGAGGCGAAAAACGGGCTTGCAAAGGATGGGGGCGCCGTCTACCTGGCGAACTACCTCTCTGAGCGGGGCAACGTGCACAAGCTCGTGCAGCGCGAGGACGACAAGAACGCCGTGCTCATTGTCCCGATCCGCTTCAACGGCAAGCCTATGTGGGACGCGTACACGGTGGAGGAGATCAATACGATTGAGCGGACCGCTGACGACTTTGCCGGGGAGTACCTGTGCGAACCCTCTGCCGGCCTCGATATCTTCTTTGACCGCACGTCGCTTGACCGGCAGATCAAGAAGACGCCGATCAAGGAGATTGCCGGCTTCAAGATATTCCACGCCTACGATCCGTCTCACCGTTACGGCAGCGGCCATGACGTGGCCGGCGGGGTAGGGCTCGACAGCTCCACCTCAGTTTTCATCGACTTCTCTACGCTCCCTAACCGCGTTGTGGCGACCTTCGCGAGCGACACGATCAAGCCGGACACCTTCGGGGATGAGATCAACAGCGAGGCTCTTCGGTATGGGGAGCCGATTGTCGCCGTGGAAAACAACAAGTTCGATATGTGCATTGGCCGGCTCAAGCAGATCTACTCCAATCTCTACTTCACGGAGGTAGATGAAACCCGTGCCGGTCTTCCGCCCAAGGTTCGCTACTACGGCTGGAACACCAACACGATGACCAAGCCGAAGATGCTCTTTGAGTTCAAGAAGGCGGTGGAGGACGGGCACCTTGAGCTGTCCGATCCGGACCTCATTGCGGAACTGAAGAGCTACACCCGCGATGACCTGATGGACAAGGAAGTGGACCCGCGGCTCGTTACGCGGCACTTCGACCTCCTCACTGCCGCGGCGATCGCCTGGCAGATGCGAAATCATGCCCAGGTCAAGAAGGAGACCGAGAGCGGCTATCGCCAGCCCGAATTCGAGCGCAGCGGCCTTGAATAGCCATGAAACGGGACGACTTCCATCGCTGCCGGCTCTGCAAGAAGATCTTCGCGGACGCTGAGTGCCTGCGCGACCCTGACACCGGGGTTTTGCTTTGCCCGGACGGCTGCAGGGCATCGTTTGAGCAGCCGCCATACGAGCCGCCCAACAACCTATGAAGCGCTCCGCCACCGTCGAAAAGCGTTGTGAGAATCCGACGTGTGGCGAGTTCTTTCCCGTCCCCAACATTCGCCAGTCCAGGGCGCGTGAGCTGCTCCTGCAGTTCTATCCCTGCCCCCATTGCGGCTTTGTCCGCGAGATCCAGTATCCGCGCTACGAGCGGCCGGGTAGCTGCTGTGACTGCTTTCTCGCCTTCAGCCTCGTTGGCTATCAGGCCCGGGGCCGATGCAATCGCTGTTTGATGATCTTGTTACGCCACGAAGCGCAGGCTGCTTAGTACGATGAGTTCCAAATGCCGAACGCTGACACTCAATCCGAAGCAGCGGACACACTGCTTGCCGACATCGATCAAAAGTACAAGAAGCTGACGAAGGCGCAGCTCGCGGAGAAGGCTGTCGAGATAGCGCTCCATCAGCTCATGACCAGCACGGGCTTTAAGAAGCCGCGCATGGATCAACTGGAGAAGTACTACCGGCTGTACAACGGCAAGACCACGAAAAAGCTCCGCCAGCTCTTCAACATTCCCATTCCCGTCTTTCCGGGGATGATCGATACGCTGAATGCGGATTACGACACGCCGATCCGCATGACCTTCGGCGAAGGTGATGCCGCCGACTACTTCAAGGTGCAGAAGATCAACGGCGCCTGGCGCATGGAGGTGCTCGACAGCGCCCAGAACAGTAAGTGGGACCCGAAGCTCTCGCTCGCACGGCAGCACGCCATCATGACCGGCCGCGGCATCCTTGAGTACTCGGCAGAGAGCGATCCTGAGTACAAATCCAAGCTCGATGTCGTGAACCTCAAGCACTTTCATTTCCAGCCTCGGGGCGGGCTCTGGCTTGAGAACCACCTGTTTGCGGGCCGCGAGGACGTGGAGAAGACCAAGGACGAGTTGGCGGCGGGCGCTCTCTCGGGCTACTACGACAAGGAGCAAGTCCGGAAGCTCATCACGAACTCAGACGACCGCACGTACTTGCCGACCAGCTTCGACACGTACGGCGAGCGCCTCAATTCATTCAAGCCGCTCGGCCTCGATCCCGACAATCACAACTACGTTGGCACCTCCGTATACAAGCTGGTCTCGTGGATCTTGGAGATCGGGGGCAAACGCTACTACCTGTGCTTCCACCCATGGACCGCAACATGGATTCGCTTCGAGCGCTGGAGCGATATCAGCTCGTCCGACCTCTACCCGTGGGTCTCCTACGCCACGCACCAGGATGACGAGAACTTCCTCTCAAAGAGCTTCGCTGACGACCTCTACCCGGCCGCTGACGCGATCGTGGGCATGGTCAACCAGGAGTTCACCAACCGCGAGAAGCGCAATTTCGGCGCACGCGCCTACGACAAGGATATGTTCCCCGATGTCCGAAAGCTCGATGAGGCCATGTACCGGCCTGATGCTCTCGTGCCGGCAGATACAAAAGGGGGCACCCGGCGCATCTCCGAAGGCGTCTACGAGTTCAAGGTGGGCGAGCTGGGCGGCACGGTAAACCTCGTGGACTGGATCACGGGTGTACTCGGCCGCAATACCGGCGCAAACGACCTCTCGCAGGGATCAGTGACCGAAGTCTCAAAGAAGGCGTCCGTCACCTTTGCAGAGCAGAAGAGCGTCTCCAAGCGCATCTCATGGCGGTCACAGCCCTTCCAAGACATGATGGCCGACCTCGGGAAGAGGTACATCTATGGCCTGAAGGACCACATGCCTACCTCAATGGCGATTCGCCTTATGGGCGAGACCGGATGGGATTGGGACGAGATCACCCGCCTCGATTTGAATACGACAAAGGACGTGGACGTAGTGATTCAGTCCACCGAGAAGCAGGCGCAGGAAAGCGAACTGAAGAAGGAGAAGCGCGAGAAGGCGCTTGCGGCCATCGGAGCCGATCCTCTCCTTGCCCCGATCGTGAGCCCGAAGTGGCGGGCCAGTCAGCTCCTCTCCTCGCTAGGCGAGTTTGACGAAGCAGAAGTAGCCGAAGCCATGGACGTGAAGAGTTCGTCCGACAAGAAGTCACAGGCCCGTGCGGCAGAGGCCATTCAGCTCATCCTGCGAGGCGGCACTCCCGAGACCTGGTACGGCGCTACCGTGCCATTCATACAAAAGATTCTCGACTTCGCCAACGACCGACGCGGCACTCTTGGTCCGAAGTTCGACCAGCTCCTTGAGTACGCCATGGCGCACAACGAAATCGCGCGGATGAACATTGACCGGAAGCTCGCAGAGGAAGCCGCGATCCTAGGGGCGCCGGCGCAGCCCACCGACCCGACTGCATCCGCGCCCGAACCTCAGCCGGAACCTACCGGCATTCCGGGCGGTGTCTCTCACGCCATGGACATAGCTAACGCGGGCGCATGAAAGACCTTGACCGCGTAAAGGAGTTGTTCCTCACCGATGTTGACGAGGAAACGCGCAAGGAGAACGAGGAAAAGATTATCGAGTGGGAGCGCGGGATCCGCGTAAGCGAGTCCTTCAAGGAGTGGCAGGAAACCGACGTAACGCGGCAGATCGTCTCCAAGGTGAAGGAGACGTACCGCGACCTGTCAATGGCCCTTATTCACAATCGAACGTTGACGGACGCGGAGCGGGCTTCCATTCACGCGAGGCAGGATGCTTGCCTGTTCATTCTTTCCCTCGCTGATGTGGATGCCGATGGACAGATAAGAAGCATCCAGGCGCAGATCACGAAAGCGCTCCTTGCCGCGACCTAGATCGGCCCCTTCACAAGCAGCTTAATGCTTGCAGCGATGCCGGTCAGAAATGCCGAGATAACCGTAAGAGCGCCCTTCTCCGACTCAGTTAGTCTGTAAATCGTAGCCTTCACCCATTGCAATCCCCACCCCGCTAGTACCGAGGCAGCGAACAACGCGAACAGCGCGAGACGCAAATACCACAGCATGTCGCTCGCAATTGCCACGTATACCGTGACACTACCTGCGAAGAAGGAAAACCACATGGGCAGCTCTGGAAAGTGGTCGGCTATCACAAAGTCAGTAGCCAGCAGCATCGGAACACTCATGAAAGCCTCGGACACAAGCGCCGATACAGAGATCGTTGCTACTAACACAAGAAGGAAGTAGAGGGAGCTGTACTTTCTGCCTTCAAGCCGGTTAATCGATACCACCAGAATCCGGTGTGTCACCCATAACGATATGAAAACTTGTGCACCCAAAATGCCTTGGTGTAGTACGAACTCCAGAGGATGATCCAGAACCTCTTCGACAAAGGAATCGGACGCATCCAAGTAATAAAATAGGTAAAAATTGTATGCGAGCAGCACGACGGCAATGGCGATGACGCGCCGCACGCTGATCGTCGCTCCCACTAGACGCTCTAGGACGGCGAGTGAGAATCTGGCTTCAGCCAAGCCTACGGTGGGCCACGTCACATAGGACAAGCGAATCCACCACTCCTCAAGCTTCGCTCTGATCTTCTTGTTCAGCTCTTTGCCCCCATAGAACTCCGTCATAGCGATAACGATCGTGCATATCGTTAGCGCAACGACTGCCCAGCCAGCCCACTTGTTGAGCACGGCAACTCCTCCCGTCCCACGCCACGAACCTCAAGGCGTTTTCTACACTGAGGTCATAACAATAATCAATACGTATGGCAAAAACAGACGCAGAGAAAGCAGCCGCAAAGGCCGCTAAAGACGCAGAGAAAGCAGCCGCAAAGGCCGCTTCAAAAGACTCTGTGTCTGTCTCTTGGAACGGCGGCACCCGCGAATTCTCCCGTGAAGTACACGGGGAGGAGTTCGCTGATCTTGCCGATCAGTTCGCCGCAAAGCACGGCGGCAAGGTTGCGTAGTTTGCACGGGGCCTCGCCATGGGGCCTCGAACAAAAGACGTAACAGTCTTTTTCCCCTCCTCGGGGTTTTATCAGAGGAACGGTTGCTAGTGACCAAGACCACACTAGCCCCGCGTGGTACGCGGCAGTCTAAAAACCAAATCGTATGACCCAACAAGAAGAGCAGTACCGGAAGGAGCTTGAAGCCGCTGGCGTCGAGATCCCCGGATCTGAGGCAGGTAAGGCCGAACAGGAAACACCCGCTCCAGAGGCTCCCGCTGCAAAGGAGGAAGCCAAGGAAACGACCAAGGAGGAGTCAGAAGAGGACACCAAGGGAGTTGCCAAGGAGGAATCCAAGAAAGAGGAGTCAGCACCTTTACAAGATGAACCGAAACAGCAGCGCAAGCGCTCGATCTACGACGACTACAAGGAAAAGAAATCCGAGTTGAAGACGGAGACCGAACGGCGCGAGCAAGCTGAGCGTGAACGCGATGAACTCAAACAGAAGCTGGATGCGATCGGCAAAGCCGACACCCCGGCAGAGAAGAAGGAAGCCGCTGACGAATTAGAGGCATTCGCCAAGAAGATCGGCGCAGAGCCATCTGCAATTCGTGAGATGCGCGACCTATTCCTGAAGGACTTCAAGCTACCAGCCGACGAGGCCCTTCTCAGGGACCTCGAAGAGTTCAAAGCATGGAAGGCCGAGAATGCCTCGACCATTGAAAAGGTCAGGTTTGACGAGGAATTCCAGGCGTCCACGCCCAAGCTAAAGGAGCTTTTCCCCAATGCCTCCCCCGAGGACTTGAGCGCGATTAAGACCGAGCTGGACAAGATCAGCCACACGAAAGAGTGGCACGACAAATCCCTCGCCTATATCGCCTTCGAGCATAAGGACAAGCTCTCAGCCCTCGTCACCCCCAAAAAGCGCGGCATGGAAGGCAACGACAGGAAGGCGGATACGGGCCACGACTCATCAGAGTTCGACCCCGGTGCCGACTTCTCGAAGATGACCCCCAAGCAACGCGAGGAATGGGTCAAGGCTTACGAACAAGCCGGAAAGACCGAGGGACTGACGACCAGTCCGGACGGCAAAAGGAAAATCATCCTCTAGGCTGCAATTCGGTTCGGGACTAATTCACACGCACCTCTATGGCTGCAAACCCGAACACGATGACATTCAAGCAGGTATTCAGTGCTGAATACCAAATGTCGCACTTCAAGGAGCCTGTGTACCCGATTCTCGGAGACACACGCCTCGAAGCTGGGCTATCGAAAGGGCAGACCGTAAATCGTTCTTACGCGTCTGACGTACAAGTGAACGACATGGGCGGCGATGGTTCCTACGAACCACAAGCCGTCGTTGATACAGCGGAGACGCTGACGATCAACAAGGAGAAGGAAGCCTCGATCTACATCAAGAAGCTTGATGAACTCCAGGCACACCTTCCCCTCAAGCAGAAGTACGGTCGCAAGCTCGCTAACGCCCTCATCAACCAGATTGACGGGGACGTGCTTCTTGCTGCCTACCAAGGCGCAGGCAGCACGCTTGACGATGGCTCCTTTGGAGGCACGTCCGGCAACGGCCACACGCCAACTGCTTCGAACATCGCGACTGTCTTCACGACCGCGCAGCAAAAACTTCGCCTGAAGAACGTTTGGTACAACAAGCGCTTCCAAGCGGGCAACATGAAGCTCGAAGTGCCGGAGGGACTCCCGATCGCGATTATCTCGCCCGAAGTCCTTACCTACATTCAGCTTTACTTGGGTGGCAAGGACACCCAGCTTGGTGACCAGGTATCCACGAACGGATACTCCGGGTACTTCATGAGCTTCAACTGCTTCGTCAGCAATGCGCTTCCATGGACCGCGCAGCTTGAGCTGCCAACCATCCCGACTGCAGGAGACACCCTCGTCATCAACGGCGTCACTCTGACTGCTGCTGCTGACGGAGCTGCAACCAACGCGGGTGAGTGGTCTATCCAGGCAACTGCTGACCTTTCGTCAGCGAGCTTGGTACAGCTCATCAACGGCACGGGCACGGCGGGCGCGGACAACTACATCGAGGTAAGCGCCGCAAATCGTCGCCTTCTCAAGAACATCACCGCGGCTTACGACTCGGGCACCAATATCCTTACTCTCACGAGTTCAGGATGGGGCACGGTTGTCGTCTCCGAGACGTTCACCGCAGCGGGCAACGTCTTCACAACTGGCAAGCAGAAACTTCACTGCCTCTTTGGGCTTTCGAAGTCTGTCTCTGTCGTCGTGCAGAAGGACCCTTCGCTTGAGGAGAACTTTGTGAGCCGCAAGATCGGCCGTGACTTCATTGTCTGGGCCGCTTACGGCATCAAGGTCTTCGTCGATCAGGCCGTTCAGATCGTGGCCTACGCAGTGAACTCCGCAAGCTTCACCGCAGCTTCCACCACGCCTAAGTAATAGCTCTAACTAACCCCACTATGACCAACTCCAACATTGGAATCGGCATCGCAGGCGTCGTAGTTGGACTATTACTGTCTGTGGTGTTTGGCGGCAGCTCGATGCTTGGCGGCGTGTACAACCAGTCCGTCACGGATGTCAGCAATGGCCTCCGTGCGGGCTCGGACGGTACGACCATCACGAACATGAAGTCGGGTACATGCAACGCCGCAACGACCCAGCTTCCGCTTGAAGCGACCTCAACCGACAATTTCACTTGTTCGGTCACGGGTGTCGTCGCAGGCGACCGAGTGCTCGTGGAGCTTCCGTCTGACGGTGGCTCGGTGTACGGCGGCTTCAATGTCACGTACTCCGCCGCCTCAACGGACACCATAACGTTCGGCGTACAAAACAACACGGGAGCGGCAACATCGTCGTTCCCGCTTGCAACTACGTCCATTCACTATTGGATCGTCCGCTAGCGTTCCCTCCCTGTCCGTTTCTCGTGAAACGGGCGGGATAGGGCACACAAGCCCGTAACCACCATCACCATGCTTATTACTCGTTACCTCGTTCCGCTCGTCATCGCATTCGGCGTTATCGGGCTCTTCGTGTTCGTCAGCATCCCGCGAGCTGAGGCGGAAGTAGACAGTCTCAGATGTACCACCTCGACCCTCACCGCAGTCACCGTGGGGAACTCCCTATCGGGCGTCATCCTTGCGACCTCAAGCAATCGCGCCTTCGCTCGCATTCAACAGGCGCGTACGTCAAACGGAATCTCGACCTCAACCGTTTCGCTCGCCTTCGATGGAAACAACGCCACCCTCGCCAACGGCATTGAGCTTTCCACGACCACTCCGTACATGGACTTTGGCCTTAACACGCCATTCCCGTATACCGGAGCTGTCCAGGCGATCACCAGCTTTGGATCTACGACCCTTCGCGTGACCGAGTGCACGTACTAGGCTGCCATGCAGTTGCAGCCGCAAGCATCCTTCACGGTAGTACGGCAGATCGAGAACCATCTCGATACTGATACGAACTACGTGCAAGCAGTCATCCGCAACGCTTACACCGATGCGGTCATTGACACGCTGCAACTCACGAACAAGGGAAGCCAGCGGTTCAGCAAGAACTGGCAGGTTCCGGCCGATCCCTCCGGCCAAGGCTTCTACATCTCCATCGTCACCTCGGTCTATACGGACTCGGGGTACACGACGAAGAACGCCAACTATGGCGATCAGGAGAGCACCTATCTCGTGCAGGAACGAGTGCTACTTGGTGGTGGCGGGGGCGGAGTAGATGGATACACCGTGCGCCGGATCGTTGCAGAGGAACTCGATAAGCGGCCGGTCAGCTTGGAGCCGGTCACTGGCGCGATTGGAGCGCTTCAGAGAGAGATCAACCGCCTTCCCAAAGAAGGGCAGTTTGACGGGCTGGTAGGGGCTCTCCAGGCGGTCATGGGGGCCATCAAGCGCATTCCGACCGAGCCCGACTACGCCCCCGTCCAGAAGGAGCTGAAGGCCCTCCGCGCGGCTATCAAGGATAAGGAAGTGACGCCGGCTACGGACCTCACCCCCCTTCAAGAGGAGATTACCGGGCGACTCACTGAGCTGTTCGAAGTGCTAGACGGTGCCGAGAAGCAAATTGACACGACCGTCAAGAAATCCATGAGGGCGACCAACGAGGAGCTGTTGAAGCGAGTGAAAGAGACGCTCGATGAGACCACCTTCAACATGGCTCCAATCACCATGCAGAAGCAGCAGCCACAACCAAAGGAGGAGAAAGCACCGGTGCCGTTCGATCTTAGACAACTAGCCGAATAAACCATGACTGGAGAACAACTCACCACTTTCATAACGGGCTTGAACGGCGAGGCAACGATCGACCCGGACCTTCTCAATGTCCTCGTGGACAACGCAAAGGCCATCATCGAAGAAGAGCGGCCATGGATGGTGCTTCGCAAGACGAGCACAGCGAAGTCAGTCACCACGGCAAGCACCTGGCAGACCGCCATCGACCTTTCAACCATCACCGACTTCTCCCGCTTCTACGACAAGGACGGCGGCGTGATTATCCAGCTCTTCGACGGCAGCTCGCGCATCCACGAGTACTACCTGAAGCCCTTTGAAGATCGTCTCAATTGGAAGGACGTGTCCGATACCTGCGTCTACAACGAGAACTCCAAGACGCTCTACCTCAATGGCACGGTGCCGTTCAACGGGACGCTTTATATACCCTACGTCTCCAGCTCAACCGCCATCGATCTTACCGAAGACACTGACCCTGTGTGGAGCGTTTTCCCTTCGCGCTTCACTCCCCTCCTCGGTTACTACGCCATCGGCGTGTACAAGGGTGCGGTCGATTACGACACGATCAACAAGCAGATGCTCCCCACGAATGCCGCGGTGCTTGGTGCTTTGAAGAATGCGATGGAGCGATGGGACAACGAGAAGCAGCTCTCAGCGCTCGCCTCTAATAATCCGAGCGGTGGCGGTGGCTGGAGAAGTGGAGCGATAGACCGCGATGCGTAGCCATGCTGCCCGACTTCACCGTCTCCAAGTTCTACGGGCTCAACACCGCCGTCCGGGACATCAAGACGCTCAAGCCAGGCGTCTCCCCTGATTCTCTCAATTGGGTTACTTCGCGCGAGCTGGACTCGATCGCCCTGCGACGCGGCTATGCCCGACTAGGAACCACAGAGCAATCCGGCGCCGGCAAGGTCACCGGCCTCGGTGTCGGCGTTCGCTACGACGGTACGCAGGTTCTTTGGTACTCGCACGGCCGCAAGGTCAAGTACTACAACTCAGCGACCGACGACATGGCCGAAGTGGGCAGCGACCTTCTTCCGACCGCGGCAAGCGGAGAAGACGTGTGGTTCGCCTCATATCAGAACCTCGCCGGCTCCTTCATGCTCTTGGGTTCCCCAAACTCGGGCGTCTACAAGATCCCGGCCGCCAATCCGGGGAGCGCAGTAAATCAGTCAGTCAGCAACCATCGGTTTAACGTGTTCCGGGTCGGGCAAAACCGGGCCTTTGCCGGACAGCGCAACGGCACTACGGCCGGGAACAAGGACGCGACAGGGCTCTATCTTTCATACATCGACAAGGACCAGCTCTCCGATTACACACAAGTCACGGGGGAGGCGTTTGGCACCGGTAACGGCTCGGCCACTACATTTGCCCACGACCTCGCGGACATCACCGGGGTCAGGACCGCCATGTACGTATCCGTCACGGACGGAACCGAGACGTTCGTAGACGACCGCAACGGAAACATGGTGGGCAATCTCGGCGGGACCGGCACGGTCAACTATGCCACCGGCGACGTTTCGGTGACCTTCGCTACCGCGCCCGCAAACACCCAGGCCATCACGTGCAGCTACTACCACGAGACATCGACCTCGGCGGGCATCCTCGACTTCAGCACCGCCTTCGGCAATGGGCAGGCAAAGATCTTCCGCCAGGACGACGGTGGGGGAAATCTCATGGCGATCTTCAACATCAACACCATCGAGTACTGCTTCCACCTTCTGAAAACGTGGCAACTGACCACTTCCCTCGATGACACCGCGAGCACGAACCTCCCGTACAGAAATGTCGGGATTCCCTATCAGCGGGCAGCTTGGCAGACGCCCGACGGGATCCTCATGGCAGATCTTTCCCGCCCGACCGATCCCAAGTTTCGGAAGCTCCAAGTGCTTCAGGGGACGAACATCCAGACCATCGAGCCGCTTTCCATCTCGGACTCGCTCGACCTGTCGGTGTACGCCTTTGACTACTGCGTTGCGTTTCGATGGGGCGACTTCGAGATCTTCTGCATTCAGGAGAAAGTGAACGAGGTGGCCAACGAATACAACTCGGTAATGCTGGCACGGAACGTTGTCTCGGGCGCTTGGGACCGATTCAACTACTACGCCTCTTGCCTTGGAGAACTCAACGGAACTCTCGTTGCCGGCGACTCGATATCAAACAACGTCTACACGCTGTTTTCGGGCTTCGATGAGGACGGGGATGTCATTGAGAACTACTGGACCACGAGCGACCTCGACCTTGGCACGCCAAACCTCAAAAACTGCCGGCGCCTAGTGATCGACGGGCTCATTCAGCCGTCGCAGTCGCTCAAGGTTCAGCTTTCCTACGATGGCGGGCAGTTCTCCGACGTCTTCACTATCGAAGGGGACGGCTCATATGTGGACAGCGGTATTGACACGTACATCGGCGGCCCCACGGTCGGATCGAAAGTCATCGGCGGGGGCGGGGCCACCACCGCCCACCCTTTCGAAGTTGACTTCGCCATCAACTCGGATCGCTTTTTGCATACCCGCGTTCGAGTCGAAGCACTCGGCATCGGCTACGTCTCAGTGAACAGTTTCACGTGGAAAGACATCCGCGATAAAGGCCGGAAGAACTTGTCAGCGCGGACGGTTTAACGCCACGAAGCATTGCCCATTACCTACTATTTCATCATGGACTTTTCTACCCTCGGCTCAATCATCTTTTCTATCGGGGCGACAGTCGCAGGATTCTTCGGTTATCACCCACTCGCTGCAGCTCTCCCGGCCGCAACTGCGGTCTTCGAGACCTCCCTCGCTGCTCCCATTAGCTCGTCGGCCACGTCAATGACTCTCGCAGCCAACTCTGTTCGCGGAGGCGGCGCTCTCTCCGGCTTTAACTGCTTCACCGTCGATGAAGGATCAGCGCAGGCCGAAACCATCTGCGGCACGGTATCGGGCACCGCCGTTTCCAGCCTCACGCGCGGGGTCAGCCAGTCCACCGGCACGAGCACCGTTGCGGCCCTGCAGTTCGCCCACCGCCGCGGTGCCAACGTCAAGATCTCCGACTTCCCCGTCATTCAAATACTGAAAGCGCTCGCAAACGGCGAAGACACCTTTCCCAACATTCTCAAATACACAAGCCAAGCTGCCGGCAGCTTCACAAGCTCCAATGACATTGTGAACAAGGCGTATGTCGACGCCTTGGCCTTTGGGGGAGCCCCAGCCGCCTCTGAAACGGCAAACGGCTTTGTCGAACTCGCCACCCAGGCGGAAGCTGCTTCGTCAACCTCATCCGGCAGCGCCGCTCGCCTGGTTCTTCCTGCGTCGATCGCCACCTCGACGTACAACGCGGCAACTGCCCCATTGCGCGTTCTGGTTAGCGGTAACGACGGCAAGCTAGATCGCAATTTCCTCGACTCCACCATTGTCAGCACGAGTTCACCGGCTAACTTCGCCACCTCAAGTTTGATGATCGGTGCCTTTCCGGCCTATCACATCGGGAAGAACGTGCAGGTATTCACAAACACCGGCACGTCCACCTTTACCGTGCCAAGTGGCATCACGAAAGTATTTGTGGAAGTACAAGGCGGTGGCGGTGCTGGCAACACTGGTGTTGATAGTGGATCTACAGGCTTCGGCGGCGGCGGTGGCGGCGCAGGTGGGTATGCCAACGAGGTTGTCGATGTCACTGGCACCACAACGATTCAGGTGTATGTCGCTCCCGCGAGCGCGGCCGATGTCGCTGGAACCTGGTCCACATTCGGCACGAACGGCTTCTACCTAAGCGCCTCTGGCGGAAGTGCGGGGTCAGGCCAATCAGGTGGAGCGGGCGGCATAGGATCCGGCGGAGATTTCAATAGAGAGGGTGCCGATGGTGCGGCCGGTGGTTTTGCCACGGCATCTGACGCCGCGGATGGCGCAGGCGGAGCGGGCGGCTCATCACAGCTTGGAGGGGGCGGAGCTGGTGGTGCCTCTGGCGTCGGGCAACCGGGAAACCTGTACGGCGGTGGAGGCGGTGGAGGTAGAGGGAATGGTGGAGCTGCTAACGCGGGCGGCGTTGGCGCCCAAGGCATTGTGATAGTCCGCTGGTAATGCCATGGCACTCCCTAAAGGCACTCACATCAGCTACGACGGGACAGTAACGCCACCAGCGTCCAAATCACCCCAAGGTGGCACCGAAAGCCCGTACTACCCGCGCTACACCGAGGCGCCTTCAGTGATCGCTCCGCCGCCGCAGTCAACGAGCCAACTTCAGGCGCAGAAGATGCAGGCCGCGCAGGCCGAAATTGACGCTCTGAACAAGTACTACGCCTCGCAGCGTGCCGATCAGATGCAAGTGAATGAGAAGAACGACCGCTCGACGGCCGCAATCTCCACACTTACCGGGCTTGCCGGCTCGACAGACGCCGATGCTAAACAGCAGAAGACCTCGCAGCAGGGGCAGCAGGCACTCAAGAAGGTGGACCAAGAGCTGAATGTCGCGGTGCAGTCCATCTTGTCCAAGATCCGCCAAGACGCCGCTACAGAAGCCCGACAGCAGCGCCTCGATTACAACCAAAGCGTCACGGACGACATCACTAATCGGGCAAATCAGGCCGAGATGCAGTCGAAAGCGAGGGCCGCCGCCGGAGAGAGCATCAAGCAGCTCACCGCAGCCGGTGTAACTGCTGCGGGGCTGAAGAAGTCAGACCCGACCTCGTATCAGTACCTCCTGAAAGCGTACGGGAGCGACGAGGCGATCAAGGGCGCGTTCGTTTTGAATACTCCGCAGGATCAGATCCTCGACAAGCGCATCGAAGGCGGCAGATACGTCATTGCCCGACAGAATCCGATCACCGGCAAGGTCACGATCGATACCCACGACCTTGGGCTTCCCGTTGGCTTTTCAAAGACGGTAGACGCCGGCGACCGCATCCTCGCCATACCAGATGATTGGGACGGTGACCCAAGCAAGCTCGTTTCAATATCGAAAGGGCTCACCCCTGACCAAAAAGCTGACAACGCGGGAGGCGGTGCTGGGGGCTTGCTCCCCACTGGCGAATACGGCACGCCGGAATACACACTCTCGACAATCAAGGACTCCTCCCGCTACGGCAAAAAGCGTCTGCTCGAAGGAGAGGTGAAGAACATCACGGCTGCTAAGCGGGCTCTAGGTTCCCTTGAGCTCGTGAAACAGGCCATGAACGGGACACTCGATAAATCCGTATCTCAGGAGGTCTTTGGAGAAGGTACTGGCGTTATCAAGGGACGCATCCGTACGCTCGCGAGCGCTTGGGGCGGCGATCCGAACGCCGCGGCAATAAACGCCATCATCCAAGGGATCATCCCGACCGTTGCTCGCGGCATCTTCCAAGAAGTCGGAGTCCTCACTGACCAGGACATCGCCAACTACAAGCGCACCGTGCCCGACATCAACAAGCCAGAGAACGCCAACAAGCTCATTGAGCTGGTCCTTTTGAAAACCCTTGAACGCGCCTACGCAGATACTTTGCTCACTGCCGCGCAAAATCAAACCAACGTCTCAAACTTCGCACCGGAGTACGAGAGCATCGTAAAGCGCATCGGCTCACTGGCAGGATCTAGTTCGGGTCCTAAGACCCTCGTTAAGGATGGCCAATCCTTCGATGCCTCCGCCCTTTCCCCCGAAGAGTATCAACAGGCATTGAAGGATGGATACGTAGCCCAATGACCTATGCCACCGTCCTATGAAAGCAAACTTAAGCCGATTGCCGCGCCAAGCTATGCGTCGAAGCTAAGGCCGCTCGCCGCTGCCCCCACTCCGCAAGGTCCGACCGCGATGAGCAGGATAACGGGAGCTGCAAACGCGGTGACCGACTTCATTGGCGCCAGAGGCATTGCCGACCAGTTCGGCGCCTCTCTGGCGGGAGCGCTTGCCCCGAAGAAGGATAGACCCTTCATACAAGGTCCTGGCCTCAAGAACGTGCTTGGCAGCGCCATTCAGACCGGCGCCATGCTCATCCCAGGGGCAGGCGTGGCTGCCAATACCGCAAAGAAGGTTGGCCTTGGTTTGGCGACTGGATACGGCATCGACGTGGGATCGAAACTGCAATCCGAGAAGCCAGTTGTGGAAGCGGTGCGCCCCGGCCTTGCTACCGCCATAGGCGGCATCCTTCCCATACTAGGCCGCATCACCGGACTTTCGGACGTTGGGAAAGCCACTCAGCAGGCCGCTTCAAAGCTTGAAGAGTTGAACATGCGCCTGACACCAGTGGAGAAGCAAAATCTCGTGAAGCAGGGCAAGAACATCGCGGACTACTTGGCGCGGAAACAGATCGTCGGCTCTCCCGCTCAGCGCTACGCCAAAGTCGACGCGCTCTACGACGATATGGAGCGTCAAGTTACACGGGTCGTGGACAGCTCAACCATCACATTTCCCAAACACTCGATCATTCAACAGCTCAAACAGATCCCTGACCGCTACCGTGACAATTTAAGTGAGTACAACGGTGTCTTGGAAAAAGTGGACCGAATCGCCAAGACGCTCGACAGCCTTCACGGCGATTCGATCTCGGCAAGCGCACTCAACAAGATAAAGCGAGCCGAGTGGAAGAACGCTTTCAATAAGCAGGGCTCCGATGTCATCAATGAGGTCTCCGACGAGGTGGCCCGCGTGCTAATGGAAGCGCTGAACGCTTCCGTCAACGGACTTCAGAAAATCAACCAGGAATACGGCACCGTCATTGCTGCCCGCAAAGCCTTGTTCAAAGCGACATCCCGCAATCAATCTGGGCTACTTGGGAAGGCGGCCGGCCTAGTCGCTGGTACCGGCCTTGGAGGAGCGGTCGCCGGGCCAGGCGGCGCTGCAGTCGGTGCCTTCGTCGGGCCACAAGCCGTAAATGCAGTGGCTACCCCAACTCGCAGCGTAATCGGCGCCGGCCTTCAAGGTCTTTCTAATCTGATCTCAAAGACGCCCGCGGCGAGCCGAGGCTTTTCTCAGATCCCGAGGAAAGCGCTCTTTCAAGCACTACCTCAGGAATAGCTATACGTCCGAGCCCTTGTTCACGGCGTGAATAAACCACGCGCAAAACATGACGGTAAGTACCACGCCGCTTCCGATGATCCACAACATGCGCTTCACACTAGCACGCGTCCCAATGAACGCAAGGTGAAGAATCCACGCCACGAAGGGAGACGCATTTGCAAGACTGAAATGCAATGCGCTTTCTCGGCTGTCTTTTAATTCTCCTTGCTCTACTTGTTGCGCCGGCCGCTCATGGTCAGGGCACCGGTACCCTGACGCAGATGCAACAGTGGGTATCAACGAGTAGCCCATCAAGCGCCATCACACAGACCGTCATTGGTAAGCCAATCAAACTCACCGGTCTTTCCACCGGCCTTTGCCTCACGCTCGACACCAATAGCATCGTCACCACCACGAGCTGCGGATCGGGAGGGGGTGGGAGCGGCACCTCTGCCTTCGAGATTGCGACCACCTCCGATATCGCCCTCCAACAAGTTCTCTACCTCACCAAAACGTCAGGCCGCACGACCGTAGGGAGCGTAGCCACCGGCACGCTCTCTGTTCCCACTGGCCTCACCGTTACGGGGAATCGCTATGTGCTCGGCGGCAACGCCAGCATCGCGCTTGATACCGGCTACGTCATTCCGCTTCAGTCCACGCTTGATGCCAAAGCCCTTGGCGCAACCACCATCACCGTGAATGGCACGGTCAACCAGCTCACGTCCTCCGCTGGCGCACAAGACCTCTCCGCAAACCGAACGTGGACGCTTTCATTACCCAACCACGTCGTCTTCCCTTCGAGCTTTGTCGCCACAAGTGCATCCACCACCAACGCCACCTCCACGAACCAGGCCATCACCAACCTCCTCACCTACGGAGGCGTCACAGGAAACTCGTGGGACGACTTCTGTGTCTCCATCACCGGAAGCGCGGCACTCTGCGATGGGGATGACGCATCAGGAGCAGGAGGCAGCGGCACGTCCGCCTTTGAAGTAGCAACGACCTCTGATATCTCCGTCTCGCAGCTCGCCTACTTCTCCAAGACCTCCGGCCGCACCACGCTTGCTTCCGTGGCTACCGGCACCGTATCAGGGACTAACGGGATAACCGTCACCGCAGGACGCTCCGCAATCGGCGGGGCGCTGGCGATTGACTGCACCGTAGCGTCAGGTTCAGCGGCAGGATGTCTCTCTAACTCTGACTGGACAACCTTTAACGGCAAAGAGAGCGTTCTTACCTTCACCGCGCCTCTCATACGTTCCGGCAACACAATCAACTGGACTGGCCTTGCTACCTCCTCACAGCCCGCCTCATCGAACCTTCTGGTAAGCAACGGCGGTTCTAGTGTGTATGGAGTCGCCACATCCTCGGCCTCTTGTTCTTCAGGTGTCTCGTGCTCCACCTTCACCGTAGTCGGTTCCGTTGCGCCCTCTATCACCAACACCCTCACCGCAGGAGATAACTTAACTCGTACGGGCGATGACATTGACCTGGACGCCACGCTTCTAGCTCTTACCGGAATCACCTCAACCGGAGCCATAGATTTCGGAGGAGCTGTCCTTGAGATTTCAAACGGCACGAACCCCACCGCAAACGACGTAGGAGAACTCGCGCACGACACCACCGACAACATGCTTGTCCTCGATGACTTCATTGTGGGCAAGGCAACGGAGCGGATCTGGGGCGTGACCGTCGCCTCCACTTCCGTTTACATGATTTCCGGCACGAACCTCCCCGTCCCCGACCAGGCAGACGGCTACACGATGACCTCGATAACGTGCAAGACCGTTTCGGGAACATCCGTAGCAATAACCATCACCGATGGTTCAAACGCCACCGAGTCCATTACCTGTGACTCTGATGGAGCCACCGATGACGGAACGATTACGAACGCGGCCGTGACTGCTGGTGAAGATATGTACCTCGACTTCGGCACCGTTTCCGGCGCGGTAGATAGCCTAACCGTGAGCATCTTCGGCCAGTGGACGAGAGAGTAGGTATGAAGAAGCTCCTCCTCATCCTCGCGCTTCTTTCACCAGGTATCGCCAGCGCGAGCTTGGTGGACTCGACTTCAAACAGCGGCTTCTCCACCTCTCCTATCTGCACCGTGCCTACCGGGGTTGCTGCCAACGATATCGTCATCATGACCGCCACCGTGGAAGTGGGCGCGGCATTTGACCCTGTAGACCTTCCCACCGACTTCACGGAGATTCAAGAAAACGATGTCACCGCTGACGGCCAGACCATGTGGCTCGGCTGGAAACGCCTCACGGGCGCAGATTCCGGCTCATACACCTTCGGCTCGGTCACAGACGGCGGGTCAAACCGAGAGTGGATTTGTCAGGCATACGCCTTCACAGGAAGGGATACCACCAACGACCCCGTTTCCACCGCGAATGTAAGTAACACGCTTAATTCCGACCCCGTTACCGTCACCGCGACCGGCGTGACGGCGCTGAATGGCGATGACTTGCTTTGGATTTCCGCGCCGGACGTCAACTCCGCAAACGTTGGTGATGGACACAGCGCCGTGCCCGCGAACTTCACCGAACTCGAAGACGTGGAGAACGTGTGGTCAAACCTCGCAGGAGCCAACCGCGACAACGTGAGTGCCGGGGCCACCGGAAACTTGAGTGGAACGTTCGAGCTTGCGAGCAACCAAGCGGGATGGGCGGCGTATCTCGTCAGAGTACCCGGCGACAGCCTTTCCATAGACCAACAGGCGTTCCGCTTTAGAAACGATGACGGGTCAGAAAGCACGGCCACCTGGCTTGCGGCTGAAAACGCCCACATCACCCAACCCATGATGACGAACACGCGGCTTCGTCTTCAGGCCAGCACCACCGGAGACTTGCCCTCATCCGCGTACCAACTCGAATACAAGCTCTCCACAGACTCGACATACAAGTTGGTGGGCACCACCAGCCCTTCAATTTCCTTTGTCGCCTCCTCCACCCCAGTCGGCGATACGGATAACAGCGCCGCCGTTTCTTTCCCTACCGGCGTACGCGCGGGTGATTTGCTTGTTCTAGCCGCCTCCCACAAAGCCACGACCACGACCGCCACCATCCCTACCGGATGGACGCTCGCCACACACGCGATGGGCGAGTCGGGTTCCGCTGTAGCCGACTCTGGCGGCGCACGCGTGACCGTCCTAGTCAAAGAAGCAGACGGCTCGGAAACCGGGACGCAAGACCTCGCCGTTCCAAACGATAACGTCACCTACGCTCAGATGACGGTCTTCAGAAAAGGCACCGGCCAAATATGGAGCTACGAGGCCGTGGGCGCCTCCGACAACTCGGGAGGCACCGCGTGGAGTGCGGCTACTACCACCGCCTTATCGGTGAGGCCAGGGGACATTGTGCTCCAGGCATCAGGCTTCAACACCGATGCGCGAAACTACAGCGCACAGGCCATTACGATGACGGGCGTGACCTTCGGGACAGCGGTGGAAGTCGAGGACGGCGCGGGCACCACGCTTGGTCAGGACACCGACCTCAACATCTCCTACCACCCCGTCACAGCCGGAAGCGTCTCGGTAGCCCCGACCTTCACCATGACCGCATCAGGAAGCACCGCCACCGCGCCAGCGGGAGGCACGGTCATGCTCCGGATCCGGCAGACAGACGCGCCGATTCAGTTAAAAGCATCAGCCAATATCACCGACACAGGGGAAGACACCACCGCGCAGCTCTCCGTACCGGGAGGGAAGTCGTTCACGGCAGGGCGTATCAATGACACCGAAAATCCGGCAGACCCGGTAGACCTCGCCCTCGACCACTACTCCGAGTTCGAGTGGAACCTGCTAGCCACCTCCACGGCAAGTAACGGGGACATCTATCAGTTCCGTCTCACGCAAAACGGCGCAGCGTTTGACACCTACAACGTCACGCCGCAGTGGACGATAGGCGGAGGCGGCATCTCCTTCGATGCGTTTACGGTAGGTACGAACGGGACAGGCAACCTCTCGTTTGTCCACGTTCCAAACGGCACGCCGCGCGGGGCGCTCTGCCACATCACGCAATTCGGCTCTGAAGCCGATCAGGTATCGGGCGTGACCTACGGCGGCACTGCCATGACGGAAGTAGCAGGTTCACCCGCGCTTCAAGTCGGCGGGGAAGTGGACGCCACCTACGCGTACTTCCTCGGCTCAAGCGTGCCCACCGGAGCGCAGACCGTCACCGCCACAGTTTCCGGCGCAGCCACCAAATCCATCGAGTGCCTGACCGTCGCCGCTGAAGCGGATACGGAAGTGCTCGATTCGGAAGTCATCAACTCCACCTCGGCGGCTAATCCCTCCGTCACCCTCTCGGCGAGTTCACGGAAGAACTTTTCATCTATCAACTTCCTTTCTGGGCACGATGACCCATCGAGCATCACCCCGCTTGCTAACTGGGCGTCACGCAATGAAACAGACGGCGGGTCTATCTCGCAGGGAACGTACACCTACAACATCCTCGGCACATCCGATGTGACTGCCGGATGGACACAGACCGCAGAAGATGCGCTTGGTATCGCCGTTGCCATTGCGGAAGTACAGGCGGCAGCCGCCGCAGTCGCATCAGGCATACACGACATCTTCTTCTTTGACTGATATGACCCCCGACCAATTCCAGCAGTTTCTAGAACACAACGAGCGCAGTACGGCTGAAGCTATCGAGAAGTACGTCAACGGAGGGATACGCACCGTCACCAAGACCCTCGAAGACCACATCACCAAACATGACGCATTCATGGAAGACGTGAAACCCATTCTCCAGGCGTACCAAGGTGGCAAGGTGTTTGGCGAGCTACTGAAATGGGTGGCAGGTTTGGGAGCCGCGTATCTCGTGCTCAAAGGATTTTTCAAATAGGAGGTATGCGAAACGGCTTTAGCCCAGACCTAGAAGAGCAGCACATCGAAGAGACCGACTGGATCTTCGGCACGTCGTCCCCACCGTGCATTGCTCTCATTCCTGAAGAAGAACGACTGAAGTACCTGCCCATAGGTGAAGTCCAGCGGGGCCGGGACGACTTCATGGACTGCGCTACTCGCGGTCCAATAAACATCGCGGAAGCCAAGTTCACCTTTCTTTACCGCCTCAATCTCCTCACGGCTGAAGAGAAGGAGTGGTTTGATCGCTGGGGCTATGTCGTGTGGCGTGGTGGTCTTCCATGGATAGAGTTCAGTGACCGCTACATCGCCATTCTCTCGGGTACCACCAAATTTGGAAACTCGATGAAAGCACCGATTGATGCCATTCATTCGTATGGCCTCATACCTAAGTCGATGCTTCCGGCCTCACCAGACATGACGCTCGCGGAGTACCTTGACCGCACCAAGGTCACACGCGCCATGGAAGAGCTTGGCAAGCACTTCCAGTCTCGCTTCACTATCTACTATGACAAGGTCATCGACTTTGATACGACCGGGGACATGGAGGTTAACGCCGGACACGCCTGGCCGAGTCCCAAGAACGGCATCTACCCTCGCAACGATGGCCCTTTCAATCACGTGTGGGCCAACATCATGAAGCCCCGTTACACCGTCTATGACAACTACATCGACTCAGTAGATGGCGATTTCATCAAGCGACTCGCCAAAGACTACCGGCTCGTTGACCACGGGTATCGCCTCTTCATCAAGAGGAATGAGGTGAAGGTCTCGCGCAGCTACCTAGACCAGCTCATCTCCGCGCTCTTCCGCGGCGACCTTAGCGAGGTTTGGCGGCTTATTGCACAGAAGCCATGACGTACCTTCACCTGATGAGCATTTTTTTAGGACTCGCGGGGGCCGCCTCGCTGTTCTTCTTCCGGAAGGGCGGCATATACAACCCCGAAGCCACTACAAGCCCCGTAGAGCACTCTTTGCCGGAGACAAAGCCGTTACCACCAAAAGCAGCACCAGAGGCACCTAAAGCGACCCTCACCAACCTCTGTCTCGCCATACGGGACTTCGAGGGGGTACCAGGGAATGCCAACTACCGAAACAACAACCCGCTCAACTGCAAATACTTCGAGGGCGGCTACCTCCCTAAGTACGGGAATGTGCGCTGCTCCCCTGCCGGATTCGCCATCTTCCCGACGTATGAACTCGGTTGGCTGTACGGCTTCAACATGCTCAAGCAGAAGATCGAGAAGCATCCCGACTGGACCCTCTTTGATCTCATTGAGAACCATGCACCCGCCGCTGACCACAACCCAGTAGCTCGCTACACCACGTTCGTAGCCAATCGTCTAGGTGTGCATAGTTTCTTCCGCGTTAAAAACCTCGTGCTAGTTTGAATAGCATGAGCACCACAATAATCGCCGTAGTAGTACAGCTTTTATCAATAGGTTTGCCCTCTCTCGGAATCACTGTCGGTTCAGAGGAACTTACCAGCGCCATCCAGACGCTCGCCATAGTCGCCTCTGGCCTCTGGATTTGGTTCAAGCGTGTCCAAGTTGGAGACGTAAACCTAGCTGGCCTCCGCAACTAGGGTCCTCATGTAGTACCCGCGCCATGCTCGGCGCAGTGCTCGCGCTCATGTTCCTGCCGAACTTCGCTTCGGCGGATGTGACTGTCGCGCAGCTCACACTCGACTACTCGACCACTACGCTGCGAGCTTATGCAGCACAGGTTGCGCGGGATCATGATCTTGACGCCGCCCGCTTTGTAGCTGTCATCAACTGCGAAAGCAGCTTCAGATGGGATGCCGTAGGTGACGCTGGCACCTCTCTCGGCATTGTCCAGCTTCGGTTTCCCGAACGTGACTGGAGAGTATCTAGCTCAACGGCACTAGATCCATACCGCGCTATAGAGGTTATGGCAGATGCGTGGACAAAGGGACTAGAGAACCGCTGGAGCTGCTATGCGCTCACGCGCAACTAGCACCGTTTGTCAAACGTGAGAACCGTGCACAGTTCGCGCGTTTGTCAAACTGGCTTGTCGTTTTTCCCCTTTTATCCCCGTTTTTCCCGAGCCAGAGGGCCTTTGAAGCCACCAATGTTTTTCCTTAAGAAGGAAACACAAAAAAATTATGGGTTCGTTGTTGCTTCTCGTGTGCGTCAGGCGTAAAACGACAAATGCGTGATCGAGCACGTTCGATCGCGTACCGGCGATGCAGCTTACATAAGCGCCGGGCGCTCGCCGGGTAACTCGGGCGCGAGGCAACAAAGATGAACGCAGTACGTAAACCGCAGGACCGTAGTGAAGTGTGTGTCACCGATCCGGATGAGCTGGCAGCGTGGGCTCTGTATTTCCGGGTCTCGGCCAAAGCTCTGATCCAGGCAGTTGAAGCAGTCGGAAAAGAGCCGGACGCCGTTGCAGCGTACCTGGGGGTGTAGGATGCCTGCCCAGAAAAAGCGAAAGGGAATCGCGCCAACGATTCCCTTCGATTAAAACTAGCCTCTGAGTGACTGCTTTCCCACCTTCCCCGGCCTAGTGCCGGGGTTTTTCTTCTTAGATGTATCCGTATCCGGATAACAGCCGTACTTTCGCGCAAACAGTCTAGTCTGTCAAACAATAGCTTCACGGACCTATCCAGTGGAAGCGGCGGAATCCTACGTTCAAGCGCCGCCTTATGTAGGTCCGGGCAAACCTTTCTGGAGGTCTCACCATGACTGAAAAGGAGCTTCGGGCGCTTATCGCTGGCGGACACCAGCCAGAGACTTTCATCTGGCGTGTTGACTTCGACGATGACCGGCCGTGCGAATGGGCCGTGGTTGCCGACGACCAGGACATGACCAACGACGACGGCACTCGGCGCCACTTCGCGAAGCTCGCGGAAGTGACGATCCTGTTGTTGAAAATGGGCGTCACGAAGTTGCACTATCAAGGCGCCGAGACAAAGATCAACATCGTCGAAGCCGTTGAAGGCGAGTATCAGGAAATCGATGGCCTCACCGACGAAGCGATCAAGGAGTCAATGGTCCGCGCGGGACTGAAGCCCGAGGACGACGCGGAGAAGGGCTAGACGGCCAGAGGCAGGGAGCTACTCGCCGTGATATGCCGAGCATCATCGCGGACCAGCGCGATGCCCAAAAAGTGCCGGCACGGCGGAACCGTATCGCGACATGAGGGGCCGCGTCACCGGCGATAAATAACCCCGTGCTTTCGCAGTCGCGGCGTCGAGGCTCCCTCCCTCTACCCACCTACGCACACTCTCAGTTCTGCGACAAACTCGGGTCAGGCATTCCCGCACCGCCACACTCGCGACCAAGACCAAAGAATCGTCTATGACTCTGCTCCTTGGTCGGATGTTCTTCACACACCCATCGAATTGACGGGTCACTCCACGGCGGTACTCGGAATGGATTGATAACCGCGTCAACGATGGCGATGCTTTCGGCCATACCTACTAATTCCGAATTCACATCCTTCATAGCACCGCTCTTGTCCTTCTCCCCGTACCGTTCGTAAACCACATGCGCGAGAAAACAGAGTCGGTCGAACTCATCCTTTGTGACCTTCCTCATACCTCAGTTGTGCGGGCTACGGCGTCTGATAATCATTGAGGCGTAGCTCCTTCAATTCGCGCATCAGGTCGGCCACTCGCTCGATGTCCTGAATCGGAACTTGGTGCCCCTCCTCGTAGCTATAGCCCTCCTCATTCAACCACTCGACATACATGTCGCCGTCGGGGTTGAAGTTAATGTGAGCAAACCCGCTGCGAAGTTCAATAGAGAATGCTGCGTTGTATTTCGCCAACACGTTCACGAACGTCTTTCTTGGCTTCGCTGGCTCCTTTGATATCTCCTTTTTCATTTTGTCTTGGTAGTTAGTTTGTCGCACAACCTGCGCTGTGCGTAATTGCTAATGCGCCCCCTTTGCCTTCTTATAGGCGAGATCCGCTACCTCGTTCAAAGCCTCCTCTAGCCAATCGGCCGTAATGCGCCTTGGCCGATTGGCGATCTTGTCCCTGATGAGCTGAGCGACGGTCATAGCTTTGCAAACTCCTCCGTCGTGATCCGCTCGCCGGTCAGCGGATGCCGAACGTAGTCCACCGGCTTCGGTGGCTTCTCGACCAGGCGATACATATGCACGTTGGAATTGTGAGCTGATCCGCACCGGCCGTCGCACTTCATCGACTGGAATACGAACCCCTCGCGATTCATCTCTGAGATCCTTTTGCGGAAGTCTCGGATGAAGAAGATAGCGGTGGAACATACCCATTCGCCGCTTTCGTACAGCTCGAATATTCGTTGCTTCTGCGGAGAGAGCTTCATACCTCCGTGGTTAGCCCCGTCTCCTTCTCAAACTGCCCAGGCTCGAAGTGCGGCCAGTCCGGTGCCTCAAATCCCTCCAAGCTTTGTGCGAGGTGGCGCGTCAGCACTTCCTCCACCCGTCCAACCTCGCCCCTCGCCAGCTCAGTCGTGGACCGCTTGCCGAACATCGCCTCTTGAATCGGGCGCCAGAGCTGCTCCTTCGCCGCTTCTGGAGTCCACGGGATCGAGACGCTGGGCTTGAGTACCTTCCGCTGGTCGAGGCCGGCTGCGTTCAATGCATCTGCCAGCATCGTCAGCCATAGATGGAGCGCACGATTCTGCCGATCGGTGCGCTGTGTCATACCCCGGTGAGATGTCGGAACATGGCTCCGAACGACCTAGCGTCCTTGCACTTCTTGAAAAGCTGCCAGATCTCCAGCTTTGACTTGCCTTGGAGTCCCTTGCCGATATGGCCGCGGCTCATCTCTCCAAACTTCTTCACACCGAACGGCGTGTTGATGCGCTCGTAGAAGGCGTCAACTGCCTCTTCCCACTCACTCCGTGGCGCCTTCCGCCCTGGTTGAGCGGTATATCGACCCATGATGCCGTCGGGAATCTCCATGGCTAGAAGGGAATGTCCTCCGGATTGATTTCCTCGTCCGGATAAACGATGTCCGCTGGTGCAGCCGGTCGCGCCACAGGAGCCGGTTCTGCCTTCGGTCTGTCCTCAAACACATTCGCCTCAAGACCGATCGCCGGAATCTTGACGATTCGGCTCACACTCCCGTCTTGCTTTTCAAACTCGACCATCTCCCCTACCTTGTCCCAGTACGTCTTCTCCACTCCGTTGCTGATGTACTTACGTGGCTTGCTGATGTTGTAGCGTTTTGTCATGGTTATTTGGTTAGTTTCGCCTCGATCTCTCTAATAAGTGCCTCTCCCTTCTTCAGTCCGTCCACCAGCGCATCCTGCATTTCCTTGTCGGCAAAACAGCGCTGAATGAGGAAGGACCGCTCGAAATTGGGGTTGTACAGGCACAGATCCGCCCACGCTCGTCCCGTAATGAGCATTTGCATCTGGCACTGCCAGCCGTACTGCGGCTCCACAGCAATACCCTGCACCATCATCCGGAAGAACTTCGTGTCGCTTGGGCACTTGATTTCGAGCAGTCCGTCGCTATCGACCAAGCTGTCCGGACTGGCCCCCGCGACAGACGAAATGCTCTCGTTGGTAACGAACCCGACCTTCTCTGCAGTTCGCCCCGTTTCGAGCTCGTACAAAGACCTGGCCTGTTCCTCTAGCTCAATGCCGCGCTCAATGTGTTCGTTCGTGTACTCCTCATCAACACCCGAGGAGTACCGCCTCGTCAGTCGCTCTAGAACAAGCGTCTCAAGACCCTTGCCATTTGCGGCGATCGCCTGAGCGTGAGAGGCCGTGAGGGGATACTTCTTACGAAGCGCGTGCCATTCCTCGGAGCGTTGCTCGACGTTGTGGATCACGACGCCTGATGCTTTCCTTCGCGCCATACCTAGTTGGCGCTAATAACCTCCACCTCACTAACTTCCGGTGAAGTGAGATTAATTCCCAACTGGATACTCACTTCCTGCTTCTCCTTGCAGTTTTGGCAGATGACCTCTACATCGACACTCGCCTTTGAGTCGTAGTAGGTCATGCGCTATGGGGATTAGCGGCTGCCTCCTGTGCCTTCACCGACCGTATGAAGTCACGATGCTCGGTCACTAGCCTTGCGAACTCCTTGCCAAGCCCTTTGTTCTCCAGCCACAGCGCCTTAAGCTCTTCCTCAGTCGTTGTGTTCTTGACCTTCGCTCGAAGTGATTCATCTACTGCCTGGCTGGCAGCCGGCTCCTCTTGCTTTGCGGCGTCATTGTCCTCATCACCTGTGAGGATGCCGAAGGCGTTCAGAAAGGCGTAGCGCTTGGCAAACGTGCTCGCCGCGGCGACAACCTGGCTGTCGCTCATTACCTGCGTCTTTGTTCCAAGGGGCACGGTCATCTCGGTCAATTCGCTATGGCCGAGGACGTGTTGCACTTTCACCGACACCTTCACGGCGTTCTCTAGCATCTCCATGTTTGTGGAGTAGCTAAAGCCGTTGTTCTTGAGCGCGTCCTTGACCTGAGAAACGATCGACTCAATGGGCGCGTACGCATATGCCTTGCCCCCTGCTCTCGTGTACACCTCTTTCGTTTTCACGATCACCGGGCATTCCGCCTGGAAGTTCGCCATTGCGGCGATAAATGCTTCCCTGGCGTTCTCTGCCTTCACCCGTTCGCGGAGAGCAAACAGGCGCTCCATCGTTTCTACCGGCAAATTCTGGGCAATTGCCTGGCTGATGAATTCTGAAACTGATGTCTCTTGCTTTGCTACGACAGCTTTTTTCCCTACAACGGCTACCGCCTTGCTCTTTGTTTTTGTCATACCTCCTATGGGATTACGCTTCTAAGCTGCCGGAACCATGCACGGACCCTCTGCCACAAGGTCGGCTCCGCGTACTTTCTAATTGCTATTTCAAGCGCACACTCCCACTCCCTGATCGCCCACTCGATCTCCGCTTCGCGATGCACGCGCCGAAGATTCTCGATATACGGACTGACGATTGGTTCTTTCATATTGTTCGTCGCTTAGTGATTAATCTCACGCGTCCTCTGGCTCTTCTCCTCCGGCTGCAAGCGCTGACACGTATCCGCACTGCGTACACGCCCCGTCTATGAAGCTATGCTCGCAATCGCTAACTGTTCTCATATTTTTGGAATTAGCCCTCAGTGCTGCTCGTGGAGAGTTCTTGAAACTCGACCGTTCATCACAAATCTCGTTTCGCCACGAGCAGTACCGAAGGGATGAACCCTGATAATCCTGCCTGAGCAGGCCGAAGAGAAAGTAGCCTTGCCACTACTCGCTCTTCCGCCCGCCCGCGAACTCTCATCTCAGTAAATCACCTCATATGTTGTTTGCAAGTACACATTTGGGCGAGCTGTGGACAACGCAAATTTGCGGCGCCCTTGCCTGCTAAGGTGTAGGTATGAAAACCAAGAAGCCCAAGCTCACGCGGACCCTGCGAGTGTCCGAGTCGGCGTATCAGTTCTTTCGGAAGCTCGCCTACAAGAACAAGACCAAAATCATCCGAGTCATTGACTCGATGATTGACGGCGAGTGGGTCTGAGTATCCCCAGTATCCACACCACCACCCCTTGCCCTTAATGAAGTCTCCATTAAGATGGGGTGATGGGATCAGGATGCAAACCATCTGCAATCAGGAGCGAACGCGCAATGCATGTCGCTTTCTCTCCTGATCCCAGGACAAATTAGCTGCTTTCGGGCAGCTTTTTTGTTTTCGTCCCGGGGGGTGTAACTGGGGGACGTTAATACGCCAGTTCTCGCGCAGGCTCCGCAAGTCGAAAAACAGCGGCAGAACTCAATGGGAAAGACTTAGGAGTTGCGCTCTCTTCTCTCACACTCTGTGGGGGAGGGGGGCGCAACCCAGAATCTAATAGGAAAGCAGGTAAAGATTTGAATACAGCATGACCATCAAGACTCTTCCGATCTCAACGAATAGGCTATATCGCGGCCGGCGCTTTTTAACTTCGGAAGGGAAGGCGAACAAGCTGGCCGTAGCTTGGGAGGTTCAATCACAGTGGCGAGGGAAGCCACTCGAATGTCCGGTACGGCTAGAGATCGAACTGTGGTGGCCGGACGCCCGGCGCCGCGACCTGGATAACGTGAAGGGCCTACTCGACTCCTTCACCGGAATTCTTTACGTAGATGACAGTCAGATCCAGGAGCTGTCGATCAGCAAGGGGATAGATCGCTCCAACCCACGCATTGAAGTGCGGTTACAGGAGCGGCTACACAAAGACAAACGGCCAGCGTAAGCTGACCGTCGTTTTGAGAGTGGTCGGGGCGAAAGGATTCGAACCTTCGACCCCCTGCACCCCATGCAGAATTGGGTGTAGATTCCCCTCTCAAGCCAGCGATAAGTGCTTGATGCAGCATTAGAAATGCGTCCATACTGCACCAGCGCGTATCACCGTACCTCGCATCATTTGGCTACAGGAGCGGCTACATGTTAAGCGACCGACAAGTACGAGCACTTGATCGACCCAATAGCATCGTTGCCGATGGCGGCGGCCTCTACCTCCGCGTCTCCGCCCACGGCTCAAAAACGTTCCTCTACCGCTCCAGAAAGGGCGGGAAAGCCCGCTACGTCACGCTAGGTGCTTATCCCTCTCTTACCCTGGCCGACGCCCGCAGGAAGGCGGGGGAGCTGCAGGGCAAGCCGCTTGACCACACGGTTGCCTACGTGGTTGAGCAGTACCTCAAGTCT